ATCGCTTATGGATCGCGATTGCACAACTGCTTGGTTTATCTCGAATCGAATACTTGCAGCAGCAGGAACGCCAGGGTTGTTAAGGTCTTCAGCAATGATCTCAAAGTAAAAAATCTTCCCGATATCTGTGCCTAGAATAATTCTATACTCGCCATTAACTACCCCGGCACTGCCGCTAGATATCGTAGCTAAATTCGTAAAAAGGTTGCCCTCGTATGGCGGGTTGTATATGCCGTAATACAAAGAATCATAGGTGTCGGGGCGAAAATAAGCAGCAGCGCTTAGTTGATACCGCCCAGGCGTCCCAACCTGCGGCGATCCAGCTGTTTCATAGGTCAACGTATAATCAAAGCCAGAGACGGCTAGGCCGTTATACGTGGTCACCGCTGATGGGCTTAGCAACGATGTCAGAGCAGAGGCACCCTGCTGGATGTCTGCCAATGCAATAGAAGGCATCTCGCCGTCACCAAGCACTAAGCCATAGGAAAAGTTGCTGATATCAGATTCCTTGTACTGCGCACCAATACGAACCGCAGGCGGCGCCAACCAAACGCCTCCAATGGCGTTCTCAGGCATGTAAGAGCAAAAGACTAACGGGATTGAATTGCCCGTTTGAATTGCTCGTTGCCTGCTTGTCGCGTTATCGTCTACAGCCTGAAGCGCCGCAAGTTCATCCTTCCGCAGGTTCGTCGTGATTGGCGACGATGCGCTCTGTGGTGAGATATAAATGGTCATAGCTGCGGCGGATCCCCCACCAAGGTAGTGGTGAATTTACGAGGCGGTGCTTGCGCCTTCACTGGATCAAGGTTACTGCCGATCTGAACGGCAAGGATCCGATCGGTCTTGGTGGCAGTCAATAAATTTCCAACGAACTGTGCAAAGGTTGTAATAGTTGCAGGCGGAACGCCCGTCGCAGTCGGCGTGAACTCTTTCAGCTCGCAATCGTAGATGTATCCATTGGTTGCACTATTTTCCACGACCTGCTCAAGCGCAGGCTGTAGACCAAACTCGATGTCAAGTGATTGCTGGCCGCCAGAGACATTTGAGGTGATGGCTCCAACGCTAAAAGGCTTGAAGACGTGACCGCTCACCGTGATGCCAGGCCAGTAGCTCTGATACCTAGCCACAACGGTACTGAAGTCGCTCTGCCTGATCGTCAGGAATGCGGCAATGCCTTTGGTCATCGTGCAACCCCCATACGACGACGCAAAGCAGGCGTGCTAGTGATCGTCTGAATGGTCTGATTAACGGCGCTGCTCATCGCGCGGGTCATGTCGGCCTTGGTGACGTAATCAGTGCCATTCATCTGCATCACAGGGCCTGTGGTGAGGTTAATCTGTGGCGTGGCCATGTTTAGGACTGCATCACCGCGACGGCCTGCGCTGTAGTTTCGCATGGCTGCATCCATCTTGCTAGATGGGATCACATACTCGCTCTCACCACCTTCACCGATCAATGCGCGGGTTGGGCGTGTGACGTAACCACCTTCAGCAAAAGGCACATTGAAGCCCCCCAATGCCGAATTGCGGTTTCTGACTGTTGCCGTAAGCTGGTTAATTAACGCTTCGGAAATGCCAAGATCAGCCAACTGCTGCTGGGCTGATAAAACTTTGCCCTTGTAGATTTCTTCGTTAATTTTGCTAGAAATTCTTAGATATTTTTCCTGCAGCTTATTGAACTCGCCTTGAAGGTTGATCCCCTTTTTGGTGTATTCGTTGAAATCTGCTGCATATGCTGCGCTAAACAAAACGTTGTTTGCCGCTTCGCCAAACCGCGTTTTAAGCAGACCGGCAAGGTTGCCAGCCCTGTTGGTTGACTCTGCCAACCTATCCATCTGATCAGCAGTGCCGGAGGTGTTCTTTTCTGCGCTTGCCATGTTTCTGGCAAACTCTGCAGCCTCAACCTTTGCACTAAACGTTGCATCGGCAACTGTGTTTTGATAGCGACCAACCTCAATGGTTGTTTCTAGTTGGCGCTGAGCAAGCAGCCGAGTCTCCACTGCAATGTCATAAGCCTTGGCCAGCTCTGCCGTATAACGCTTTTCTGCTATAGCGAGTTGGACCGCAAGCTCGACCTGTTTTTCTTTGAGAATGGCCGCCTGTGTTTCAATGCGCTGCTTTTCTGTGTTTGCAGCTATTTGCTCCCTTGCTGCCTGAAGCTCAATTTGCGCTTGCGCAACAGTCAGGTTGTAGATTTGCTGAGCTAGTGATTTGCGTTCTTCTTGGGTCTTGGCTCCATCAAGTTGCCGGTTTAACTGCTGCAGAAGAACATCGTTCACCGCGGTTTCTGCTGCTGCTCTTGCCTGAGTGACCGACAGCTGCTGATCGACAATGGCCAGCCTGTTTTTTTCTGCTCTGTCAATAAACTCTGTGACTTCACGCAACTGCTTGAGAGCCGCTGACTCTTGGCGGCGCTGCTCTGCAATCTCTGCCACCGTGTTTGCTGTTCTTGCCGTAAGCAGCGCAATGGTTTCCTGCTGCTCAGCTTGCTCTTCAGTGAGCTTGCCAGTCTGCTGCTGCAAGCTAATCTCTGCGATCCTTTGCCGAGCAACTTCATTGTTCAGCTGGATCTGGCTCTCTGATGCTGTAGCTTGATCGCCTTTTGCTTGGGCAATCTGAATTTCTGACTGAAGCAGCGCCTGGCTGTACTTGCTTTGCTCAACCGCAGCCTCAGTTGACTTTTGAAGCTCTAACGCAACCTGCGCCTCAGCCTCAGAACGCAACCTAGCCTCATTGGCTAGATCGGCCGCGGCCTGTTTCTGTGCATCAAGATCTGTTCGACCTGCGTCGAGCTCCTTGTTGTACTGCGCAACCGTATCCTTCGTAAAGCCAAACTTGTCAGCAAGGAAGCCAGCCGATTTAACCGCTACGTTAATTGCTGCTGCCAGCGGCGAGGCCTTGATAAAATCCACCAACCGCTGAAATGCACGTGCCGCGGCGCCTATCACTTCAGCCGTAACCTCGAAGCCACGGATTAGCGTGTTCTCAATAATGTTTTTTATTGTCTCAAAATCAATGCCCTCGAACACGTCTCTCAGCGTGTCATAAACAGGCCTGAGCGCTTCGACAAACTTCGGGAAGATATTGTCTGATATAAACTGCCAAAACTGGCCAAACGATTGAACGATCACAGAGAACCCTTCAACCGCAGCAGCCGCGCCATCGATCAGCGGACCGGCCAACGGCTCCAATGCCTTGCCGATCGACTCAAATAGATCGTTAAAGTTCTCGCCTAGCAGGTCGATCTTTCCCGCCAGCCCTTCGCTGCCTGCTGCAATAGCAGCACCGCCATACTGCTTCTCAATCTCGCTCAGTATCAAGTTCTGAGCTTCAAGTTGGTTGCCGCTTTCAACCAACGACTTGATCAGCGTTTTCTGCTGTTCGCTGAACTGGATACCAGAACGACTAAGCGCAGTCAGGCCAGTTGTCGGTTCTTGTAGTGCTTTTGCCAATTGCGTAGTGGCAGAGGTGACATCAGTGCCAACCACTTGCGCAACGTCACCCGCCACGCCAATCACCCGCTCATACTCACTCACCGCGATGCTGGTAAAGCTGGTGAGGATATTGGCCGACTTAATATAGTCCTCTTGTGTGAAGAGCGTTAAATTGCCAAACTCGTTAGCCTTGGCGATCACATCGTCAATAGCTTGCGAACCTGCAACGCCAAACTTCTGCAAGCCTTTTTCGAGTACCAGCAAATCTGCCTGGCGTTCACCGGCCTTTGCGAATGACTTGCCAAGCAGCGCAATCGCACCAGTAATTGTCGCGATCGGGCCAAGTGCTGCAGTAATTGCAGCACCTAACGTGGTCACACCACCTGATGCGGCTGCAGCGCTTGTGCCGAATGCGCGGATGCTATTAGCTGCCTTTGGAACTGTGCCCAAAGCATTCCTAGCAGCCCTATCAACAGCGTTAATTAGCCTGCCGAGCTTGTCAAGCTGACTGGCGCCTTTTACGCCAACCCGAATGTTTACCTGACTCTCAGCCACTGCTCCGCTCTCTATTTCCTACAGGCTAACGCCGCCGCATACGCGCCTTTTTCTCGGCTGCCTTTTGCTCCTTATGCTGCACAGTGAAATAGACGTTCCATAGGACCATCTCTTCGTGCGTCATGCTTTGCAGCAAGTCGCCAACCGTCATGTGCAGATAAGAAGCAAGGTAAAACTGAAACCTCAGCCAGTCGTCTTTCTCGAACGACCTTTCGACGCCAAAGGGGAATCTTCCTCTTCCTCCTCATCTTCCTTTGGTTCGTCCTGTTGAAGCAGCTTTAACAGCAACGCATCAACCAACCAAGATGGCAGCTTGTTACGCAAGTCGGCCAGCTCACCAGCCACAAACATTGGTTGACCGTTGCTGTCCTTTGCCTTGCTGATCAGCAGTTGCATTGCGAAGTCAGTGGCGTCGTCGCTTTTGGCCTGCTTCTGCGCTCTGGTGCGTTCGGCCAACGTAAGCGGTGTCATCCAAAATTCAAAGACCTCGCCATTCGGCAAGTCGATGGCCTTGCGTTGCGGCTGCATCGTCACAGCAGCCATCAATTGATCAAGCGCGCGCATAGTCTTCTGTGACTCCTGCACAGCTTAGACAGGCCAAGGGGGGTGGATCAGCACCTCGCCCCCACAGCACTGCCACGGTGAGTCACCAACCGCAAGCGCAGTCTAAAGGCACAAAAAAGGGGAGGTGCTGAAGCCTCCCCCGTGCCCATTCGCTGCAGTTGCAGCTTAGGAGATCAGATTGCCGAAGATGTTTGTGGCATCGCTC